GATACATGTATATATGTCTAGGCATCCAACAATCAGTCGCGTTTGCGCGAATAATATAATCACTATTATTACTATTTCTATAGCCTTTATCCCACCTGATATATGGCGACAAATCAGGTTTAGGCGCTATCTCTTTAACTTTAGCATATGTTATTATTCCTGCCTTATTCTCTTCAGCGAGATCTGTATATTTGACATAATCCTTATTCACTTCCGACTTAAAAGAATTGAACATTCCAGTAGTTACAAGCGCAGAAGTATCAATAGACAAAGAAACATTATCGGTATTACTTAAATTAAATATAAGTTCTACTGTTACTGTACTCAGATTAATCCCGTTTGTTGCAGGCATAAAATCCGCAACATTTGCAACAGTTATCGCAAAAAGAACTTCCGTTTCTGCAGTATCTTTTGCATAAATACCCAAAGTTTCCATACTATAACCGCTCATAAGTCCAGAGTTGTTGAACGTGGCAGTCACTTTAATCTGTGATGCCCCTATTTTCTCAACTTTGCTGACATTCACTGTCTGTTTTACTCCATCAATATTAATAAGTGTTTCAAGGTTTACTGTGTCGGCCAGTTTATTGCTTGATGCAGATATCTTCGTAAATGTCAGCTCCGTTATTCCTGCGATTTCTCTAGTTATCAAATCTTTTCCCTTGTCAGTTATTCCTGTTCTTTTTATGCTTGCCATTTCTATCCTCCTATCTCAATTAATGTGTTTATATTTGTCACGGCTCCAACAGAAACATACAGCGTATTAACAACTTTCGGAGTAAGGATATTAACACTGTTAAATCCTAAATTTGCGGGTAATATTGATTTGAGCATGTTGTTCAGTTCGTCGTATTTTTTCGCATCGTCAAACTTAGTTGTAATTCCAAGCTCATATACATTGAAATTGGGCCTCAGTTCGTAGTTTCCAGTACCACATAACTGGTCCATTCTGTTTACTAAAACTCTCCATGTGTAAGGGATTTGGTCGTTCCAATAAGTTAAAACCCTAAAAATTCTGATTTCCAGTGTATCATTTTCATACCTGTGCAGTCCCAGCATTTCCTCAAATTTGCTTATTCCGTCTTCGTCACAATATTGAATAAACTGGTTATTAAACACCTTTCTAAGCAGTTCCCACAATAACTTCAGTTCAGGTTCCTCTGATGCCATTATGTTCCTAATTTCCCTGTACTCCTGCATAAACTGAGGGAGGTACGACAGCAGGTTGACGTTAATATTTTCTAAAATCGTCATACTGTTATACCTCCCCACACAGGAATCTGATATTCAGTTAATTGCAGATTGTTAGGACTTCCGTTGATTGTCGTGTTCTGTATGTCCAAAATCCCATTTATGTCGAGTATTTTAGCTTCTATACGTGATACCCTTACAACTAGATTATTACTCACTTTTTCATTTTTCAGAGCCCATGACTTCCTCAATTCCAGCAAGTAGTTCTTTACTACTTCCTCGACCTTCAGTTTTACAAGTGCCCATGTAAAATTGGGCTCAAACGTGATACTCGTATGAATGTTAATTGCAACATTGCTTGTACCCTGTACTGTGACGACATGCCCTATCGGTGCAACCCCGAGACCTCTAGCGTCTTTTGTCGGGTCTATTGTGTCCTGTACTTTTTTAATCAGTGTAGGGCTCGCCTGATTAAAGTCGCTATCAAGTATAGTTAATAAAACAGTTCCACCACCATTCCATACTGGATTTACTTTAACAGCCCCCACACCTTCAATTTCATGTACCTTTAGTTTATAGTCAGAGATGTTCCCTCCGTATGCCTTCATGTTAAAACTGTCAAAGTACCGTTGCCGTAACTTTTCCGTCTCCTCTTCATCTTGACCAGGTATTAAAAGTTCCGTTATTTCAGCTCTACCTAATCCATTTATATAGTCAATTGGAATTAGATTTCCTGTTTTTCTTCCCCCATCCCTTCCGGGAGTTTCACATTCAATCTGATATTCGTATAATCCAGTTCCTGTGTTATGTTGTATAAATTTTATGACTGTATAGTTCAAATCATCTAAACTATACCTGCTGCCCAGGGGCACTTCTACATCAAAAATACCTTTCAGAATTGCTTTGCTTGCCCTGTAAGGTATAATCCCTCTTTCACTTGCCCTTCTTATCAGATTTGGCCTGCTGGCTGTATCTCCGAAAGTTTCCTTTATAAAATCCTGTAGAACAAAATACAGGCTTTCCAGTTCCATTGCCGCAGGAGCTAATGCATCCCATATGACTGAACCTTCACGCTTATCAAGATTGTTTGGAACTCTTGCAAGCATCCGCTCCATTAACTGCTCATACGTCATTACCTCAAACATACATCTACCTCCTTTCCTAGATTATTGCCACTGACAGTCCATCATTAATCTGAATTTCTCCGAATACTGTTTCTGCAACGAACTTCTTAACCAGAACTGTTCCTCTCTCGCTTTCAGTATCAAATTCAAATCCATTGACTGCTGTTATTCTGTTATCCTGTAACAGTGCCTCTGATATTCGACGCTCCAGTTCCACGACACAATATTCAACAGGCATTCCAAACAGGTCTTCCAACTCAATTCCATAGTTCCAGGAATATATAATATATTTATAGCGTTCCGTTCGTATAATCTTATAAATTGCCTGTTCCATAGCCTTCAGACTATCAACGAATCCGAGAATATAATTACCTTCATACAGTTCCATCCTGTGTGTTTTTGTCGGCAATTCTTTTACCTTTATGTCTGCGCTTGTTTTTATTTTCGGTATCATAACCACTCACCTTCAGTCTGTGGATTATCTATCCTGTCCAGTACAATAAATTTCTGACCCCCCTGCTGTCTTATCAAAAGCACACCTTCTCCGACTTTTAATCCGTTATGAATTGTTATTCTTTTACGTCCTTTGTACTCATGCTTATGTTTTTTTATGTCAGTCATTGCACCTTCAACAAGTTCAAATTCCTCCGTTTCATGACTTACAGATATATCAATGTCATAATCCTTCACAAGATGCGTAAGTATCAGCTCGTCTTCTTCTAATACAGGAACATTTATATTGAGCAGGATTGTCAGGGGGGATACAGTTTTGACTTTCCCTGCGTAAATCTCGCACGGCTTGTTGTATTCAACAGCATTATTTATCATCAGTTTCAGAGCTTGTTCTAACTTCGCCACTGTGTCCTTCCTCCTCTCCTATTTTTCCTTCCAGGTCAAGATCCATAAAATACTCTTTAAAACCAAATTTATGGGTAACTTTATCAACTAGCATATAATTCGCCAGTTTGAACTCAGCAACATTCATAAATACAATAAAAGAAGAGCCCCCACGGATTCTGATATCCCCGAATATCCCTTTCAGTTTAAATGACTTTGTTCTCTGATTGTAATATTTCAGCATTTTCTCCGCACGTTCTTTTCTTTCCGCTTCAGTTGCTGTATTTTTATTAATTTTCTCAAAGTATTGCAGCAGTCCCCATTTTGTTATATTAGCACTGTCAAATACCTGATATTTTTCAAGTTTTTTTTCTTCATCGTTCACATAGTCAAGTACCACCTGATTGTATGTCTCCTTGTCTATACTTACTTCAAAGTCAAAATCTTTTCCTGAAGTATTATCAAAAATCAGATCCTCCAATTTAAGTTTTTCCGTTTCCTTTAAAGTTAATTCCCCATAGTCATCATAAATTACATATCTTTTTCCTGTAAGTCTCAGGGTTTCGCTTAAAGCTCCCTGTACCATGTCAATCAGGGATGTTCCATCTTCACGCCTTTTTTCAAACACATGACCCGTATCCTCAATCTCTCCGCATGTAAGTTTAAAATCCTCTGCTATGAGCTTGACAATATCACTTGCCTTTTTACTTTTAAAGACGTAATACGCCTTACTTTTCAGATATCTAAGCTGGTCATACGCTGTTATACTTACTATGTTTGTTTTCGTCATTTTTCTGACAAAAATATAGCCCAGGAACATGTTCTGCCCTCGATATTTAAGACTTACCTGATCACCTTCCTGAACCCTTTCATCGAATATCATTTTGAAGGTCATTTTCCCAGGTGTTGCCTTTCTTTCCCACGACACTTCAATACTGTCTGTCACAAGAGGCGATATTACAGTCTCGGTACTTTGACTTGCAATAATAAGTTCTATGTCTTTTTCCATTTCATATTTCTCTTCGGCTGGCTTTGACATAAACGATTTTATTTTATTACCTAATTTTTCCAGCATTCCTACCACAGCCTTAACTTTTCTGAAACGGCATTTGTGACCGTGGAAATCCCGTTTACTTCCATAACCGTTTCAAGCTGATCCAGTCCTCCTGTTTCACGCCTCACTATCTGCCACAGCTTTTCTCCGTATTTGGTACTGCATATTTTCTTTTCAACTTTATCTGTCCATCTCTGATTCTCCGCACTTACAGTACCATCGGCGTTCTTTTTGTACTGCTTAGGCCGAGGATCTATGAATTCTTTCAGCTTGATGTCTACGTATATGTCCATCCCCTCCTCGGCATTTTCTTCTACTGTATAATCTTCAAGAGAGACTTTTATGTTAGTATTGAAGTATGCCTGTGCGAGGTACGGATAAGTCCTTATTATAATCAGTTGAAAAGGTTTCGCCCTTTTCTTAAGATTTTTCAGTTTATTTAAAAAATAGTTCGGCCTCTGATAGAACCCCAGATATCTGGCAAACGGATAACGCTGGGATGGAAGCATGAACTTGAAACTTATTTCTTTCAGCCCTTCCTGTTTCAGCATGTTAAATTCCGCATTATTTATAAGCTTGATCGTCTCATTCATATTCTTATGAGCAATATTGACTGAAGCCGGAGCCACCGGCAGCAGCATCTTATCTAAATAAAAAATATATCCCTGTATTCTCATCAGTCGTTAT